TCATTCGATCTTGGTCAAGCTGAGCTTGAATCATCTGAGGATCTTGAATTTGCCCGGACATCTCCGCGCGCATCTTTGCCGCAATAGCGTCTTGATAATTCATCGTTGACCTAGCCTGACGTTCACGGGCAGCATTTTCCAGTGCTTGTTGAACCTGCTTCTGGGATTGCACAGCTTCCCATTGCTGATTCCTTTGACCAAACTGCTGTTGATCCCACTGGAGTCTTTGGTTGAATTGTTCATCTCCTTGTTGCAATTGCTGCGCCTGTAAATCAAGCCTCCGCCCACCTTGTTCGATATCCGCTTGCTGCCCACGACGCTGGGTAACAAGCTGTAAAATTTGCATCGCCTGAGCGATAGGATCATTTTGTTGTTGTTTCATAGATCTTCAATAGTTGTTGCGCCTTCAGTTGAGTCTTTGTCCAGTTGAACCAGCTCGCCCAGTGCCCGCGCGGCTTCTTTAACCGGCGGCGGGAGGTTCCCTTCAACGTTGCCGACAAAAGTCTGGGACAACCTGTTTAGCTCAACAGTTGCTTGGAGGATGAGAAACTCGGTGCCGTTGTCAATCCACCAATCAGTATCAGCATTAGCAGACCAATCGGTCCACCAGTAAAATGCATCCGCCACGATCAACCTAGTTGTAGTCGTAGCAGGGTGTAAGTAAAAATTGTGCCCTTCAATAATAACATAGTTCTGACCCAGCAAAGGATCATTACCAAACGAAGGGTCAGAGTCGGAAAGATACCGCTGAGAGGTCTCAAGTGGAGCCACACGGTAATCTTCCCGCGCATACAACCGGGCAAGCTGTTCCTGCGTGAGGACTTTCAGTGTGCGATCTGTGCCTCCGTAAGCGCCGCTTCCCGATGTGCCGGAGACGCGTTCATACCAAAATTTGATCTTCCGCGCGGTGCCTGTGCCAGAAAACCATGTTGGCGACCGCCAGTCGGTGGCTGTGCCTGTGTAAGAAAAGTGCCCTCGCTTACGACAGATGGAAAAATCATGGAATCTCTCTGCAACTTTCCGAGCGTTGTTTAACGCTAGGTGAAGCAGATTGATTTCAGTTGCGCCGGAGCCTTTCACATAGGAAGAGGTTTCCTTGTGAAGGTTAGCAGCGATTACTTCTTTGATTTGTCCAAGAATCATAGCGAGGGCACCAAGGATTAGAGGTTAAGCGTGACCACGCACACCGAGGCCGCCGAAGGAACCGTGTTTAACCTTCGAGCGGTCATAGTTCGGTGGAGGGCCAGAAGTGCGTTTGACACTTTCCCGTGCGGTGGTGTCAAGCATAGAGGTTTCTTTGACGTCTTTGGCAGCACCTGGCTTACCGTCGTAGGATTGAATAGGAAGTTTCATTGAATTTGTAAGGAAAAGTGCCCGTGGTTAAAGGCCCACGGGCCGAGGCCTGATTGGTTAAACACCCCAGATGAGAACCCGGAAGGTTCCAGTCACATCAGCAGGATCGTCGCGGTTAGCGTCGGTAGCCTGCGCGGGATTGTAGAAAAACAGCTTAGTTCCATCGTAGCTCGGGCACGTTGGTAGTGCAAGAGCATCGTCAGATTTCTGAGCCATTGTTGAGCCGAGGATCTTGGAGTAACCCAACGTGGAAGCATCGACAGTGTTTGTCGCGCCCCCTTGCGAGGCAAGAACCAAAGTAACCTGGGTCGTGCGGATTTGATATGGCGAGGAGACTTGGAAGAATCCAAGCTCAGTCGTCACATTTGCTTCAGTTAGTGCAGCCATAAGTTACACCGTGAGACCGGTGATACCCTCCAGGTAGAGATGATTTTCAGGAGCCTTGACAACCATGCCACCTTCACCAAGGAATTCATCCTTGCGGCCGTCTTCGTCGTTGTTTTGACGATTCTTGAGCAAGGTGATTTCACGGTCGTTCATGTCCATCCAGCTAAGGCAGCCGACGTCGAGAACGAATCCCGTGGTGCGGAGAGCCGTGCGCTGGAAGAGCGGGTGAGACTTAAGGTAAAGCGTGCCCCAAGGGGATTCCCACATGTTGATTGTCATGCCATAGGACTCTTCTTTGGTCTTGAGAGTCGTGGTCTTGATCGACTTCAGCGCGAAGTATTTCTGGAACACGTCGTAAAGAGTCGAGCCGCAGACGAGGAGTTTCTCAAAAGAGCCGTCTGCAGTGTTTTCAAACGCGCGGCGAAGTAGGCCTTCAAGTTGAGCACAGGTAACGTTGCCGTTGACCTGAATAACCCGCTTGGCTTCCTCAGTTTGCCATGCGCTTGAGGTAATAGCCGAACCACCTGTGCGGTAGCCGAAAGAGCCACCGTCAGCAAGTTCATACTGCTTGAGGAACCAGCGAACACCACCGGTTTGACGACGAGGGACAGACTTGCCACCCTGGTTTGTCACGGTTTGAACACCACGCTCACCGAAGAAAGCAGACATTTCAATCGACTCCGTGATGTCAAGGCTAGCTTGCTTGACTGCGCTGGCGTAGATGCCAGTTTTATCAAAGCGAAGGCCAGCCTTGAGGGCGGTGGAGGGAAACGGACCAACCGCTTGGCGGAAGATCTGTGTGTAGTTCTCCGGTTCAATCGGAAACTCAACACGACCCTCACGAGAGCGGTCACCCTCAGCGGCGGATTTACCGACGTTCATCACAGCGATTGAGTTAGCGTCGGTGTCATTGCTGACATTGGCAACAGTTGCGGTGGAGACAACGAGGATATAGTTCAGTGCCGTGTCGATAGCGGTGACAATCCCGTTGAGATCAAGGAAAGCAGAAGCAGCTGCATTTGGAACTCGCTTCAGCCAAACACAGTCATCGACCAGGAACTTGCTCGCATCGGCAACATAGACACCATAGGTGGTTCCCGAAGTCCATGCAAAACCAGCAGCGGCCTGCGAAGCAGTATTTGCCGAGTTGACAAACGGACCAGCACCACCACCGCCGAGAGAACCCGACGTTGCAGTTGTGCTTTCCTGATGTTTATGTGCCTGCTCAAACCAAGAAAACTTTGGCTTGTCAGTTTCCTCTTTGTCCATGAGAGAAAGAAGATAAGAGAGAATCGCCTTGCCTTGTGGATATTTCCAGAAGATTTGACGAATTGCGCGCTCAGAGTAACGAGACTCCAAGTCAGTAGAAGAGATAAGACCTAACATTGTGGATTATGGGTAATTGCGATTAACGGAGGTAATCAGAGAAACTGCCTGCACCGGTTTTGGCCTGGGCGTTTTGTCTCCCTCCAGAAGACGAACGCTGAGGACTAAAACCGCTAGCCTGTCGGGCTGGATTGGATTTGATAGAAAATTGAGGGTCAATGGAGCGGATGATATGCTGGGCTTGCAGGGCAACCTGACGACGCGCGTCGGAATGACTCTGCGGTTTGTAGCCACTTTGGGAGACGAGCTCGGTGGCTTGTCGAATCACTTGCTCATACTTTGCCAAGGATGGATACTGAGAGCTCACATTCTTAACAAAGGTCCTGGTTTGCTGCTCGCGGACAAAAGCTTCTTGTGCTTGAAGCTGCTGTTGGATAGGACCAAGGTCGTTTTGGTAGAGAAACTGGGAAGAGGTGACAGCATGCTTGGCGGTCCCGTCGAGCATGGATTGGAAGGCTTCGACTAGTTTCTCGGGCGCGGCTTCAGGGTCGCGGAGTAGTTTAACAAACTCAGCGTTAACTTTGTAACGGTTGAGCTTAGCGTCGAGTTCCTCTGGGGAAAGCTGGACTTGCTGTTGGGTCTGACGAGGCTGCAGTCGCATAGCTGTTTGAGCTGCGAGTTCAGCAATTTGTGTAGGTGTAAGACCGGCTGATTTGTCAGTCTTCTGGTCGTCAGTGGAGTCGTCATCGTTAAGATCGACGTTTTCGGTGTCGAGGATTTCATCCTCTGGGAGGTCATCGTTAAGATCGTCCTCCGGTTCTAGGTCATTTGGCATTGTCGTGTTGTGTTATTTGTTGGGTTAAATCGTCAGCCATTGTTTGAGGCTGATCGAGAAATCTTTTGAGCTCCTGAGATGCACCAATTAACCGCTCGCGGACGAGGAAGGTTCTGATGTCAACTGGAGTGTCCTGGAGGATAGAGCTGATTGACCGCTCGTAAAGCTCTTGAGCTTCTTGTCGAAACGTGTTGAAAGCGTCATTCTTTTCAAGCAACTGGAGAGAGAGCAGTAGCTGGTCCGCTTCCTGGCGGGAGAGTTGGAGGGAGGGGTCCATTTTGTGGTTGGGGTTGGAGTTGGAAACGATCTAGGTTCTTGAGACCTCGCAGGGCAAAAGCTTCTTTGGTCATCGCGACGAGGTCAAAGCCAGAAGCCTGGGCAAGCTCAGGATTAGAGGCCAGGGCGATAATGAGTTCCTGGAGCGACTGCGCCATGTAGTTCTTCTCGGAGGACAGCGTGCCATCGTAGGAGAAATAGTCTTCGTTGCCTAGGAGTTCGATTGGATCTTGAGGATGGAAGCGGTCATAGGTCTCGATTGCCGACATTCCAAGAACTTTCTCATAAGTCTCAAAGGTCATGTCCTGCCGACAGTTAAGAAGCATCTTCCTTCCCTGTGGAGCAAGACCGTCGATCCACACAGTGGCAGCAATCAGCTTCATTCGGGAAGCTGCGCCAGCGTTGGCTGCACGGTTTTCGGTAGCGGAACGACGGCCCGAGGCAACCTGGCCCATAGAGTTTTCGTTCACACCTGAAACCACCTGCATGAGCTGAGAGAGACTCTGCACATCTTGCATGTGGGTAACCGTTGGATCGACGGTCTTAAGCTGGCTAATAAATGCAGCAACGCCCTGGTTGTAAGGGGCGTTTTTCTTAAGAAGAATGTATTTATTACCAGCAGTGAGGGTAGAGAGATCAACAAAACTGGGGTCAACAACAAAGCGACCTTCAATGTTCTGGCGAACAGCAGCGACTCGGGCGTTAATCAACCAAGTGATGACCTCCTGGAGGGGGTCGATGAGAGAGGAAAGGGAATCGCAAAGTTCCGTGTGCTGATCGGGGGAAAGAGCCAGAATGTCGTAGGAGAATTCACCATGAGGAGCGTTCAGTGGCTGCGCAGAGAGGAGTCTTTGGTCATTGGCCATTGCAAATAGCCAGATCTCCTCTTCCTGGGAGTCCGAGAGATCATAGTCCGCTGGGACGATCTTAGCCTGAATAGTCGTGAGGCAAACCATGAAGTCTTTTTTGGGCTCACCAGACTTGGTATCCTGTGGGCTTACGTTGCCCAGTCGAGTTCCTTCGTCGCGTTTCTTCCAAGCTTCGGCTGTAAATGCTGTGATGTGCTCGGTTCCGGTCAATGACCCAGCCTTTTCCATAGCGCGGAGGTCTTGGAAATGGTATTCAGTCTCATCTGCGGCAAATCGGCCTTGCTGCCAGCGAGAGAGCGGTTGGCGGGTGTCGAAGAAGAAGTTGTAAGGAGAGATGACATCGACCTCGTTGCCTTCGTAGGTGATGACTTCGTCGTCTTGAAGGGCGGGTTCTTCCATCGACATTGTCAAACCACCCATCCCGGCGAAGGGGATTTCGATAGCGGACTGCTCGCGCTGAATTGTCTTGGAGCTATACCGCCAAGAGGTTTTCATGGCCCCGATCTTGAACCGAGCCATGTCGAGGAGAGCCTGGACGAGCTTAGAGTGATAGCGGGTTTGACGCTCTTCTCGGTTGAGGATAGCCTGACAGGCCTCGCGAATTGGACCGTAGTCTTCTGGGCCTGTGGCTTCTAGTTCAAAGATGGATTCCTTTTGTGTGTAAGCAAGAAAGAGGAAGGTGACAAGAGTGTTGACCTGGGCGTAGGAAAGCGGAACGGTCATCTTCTCCGGTTCACCCTTGTTCCGTGCTCGAGCATCTTGAGCGTCAGCTGTGCGGATGGAGCGGTAGGTATCGAGGGCTTTATCCCAAGCTGCGTAGTTCTTAGCCATGTCGCCGCGAGAACGATTCAGGTTTCTCACAAGCATAGAACGCAGCTCATCCAGCTTTTCGTCTTGGATTTCCGCCGAAAGGCGTTCGATAAGTTCTGGGGTCATGGTTGGATACCTTGGCTACGTAAATGAGCTAACAACATTTGTGTTTGAGAAGCTTGATCCAATGCAGCCGGAAGTTTTGCTCCTTGGATTAAGTCATAAGCTCGTGAATAGGCCTCACGAGACGGAGAAATTGCTGTCATCCCAGGCTCCGCTTGGAGTAGGAATGGAATACCTATATGAGAACGCTTAGCCTGCGCAGGAGCAGTGCCCATCAATTTGTTGATTGCCAAGATTAAATCGTCTTGAGTGGGTCCAGAGTCAGGGGCCACGTTGGTGCGATGATTTACAGTATCAGCTAAAGAACCTTTATAGTCTTGCGACCAACCAAAGAACTCTCTTGGGTTTGGAATGAGCTTGTAGTCAGGCATAAAATTAAGCTGCAATTTGTGAAAGATTACCAGAAGAAAAGTATTTCAGGTCCAATGAACGATCCATGAAATCAACTTCATCTAGCTTGATCGCTTGGCGAGAAACGTCAACCCAATCAAGGCCAACAACGCACGCCCGGTAGAAACATTCCATCATGTGATCATTTTTGTCAACGGGTTTTTCTTTATCTTTGTCCCAACAGTAGGTGTAGAATTCCTTGATTGTCTCCGAGCACGAGGACATGATAAAGATATTATTCTCCCGGACGAGAGCTTGCTTGGCCTTTTGAATCCCAGTCGAGAGTTCCTTGGGCGCGGGCATAACATTAAGGCCATTGGAGATGAACACATCTGCGTAGCACTTACCATCAACCGGGTTGGGGATAAAAGCAATCGGGTCCACGCAGATTTGCCACGGTGTGCGCCCGTTGAGGACTCGGAGAATCATCGAGCACAGATCCTGGATGTAACAAGGGGAGAAGATTTCCTGATAACAAAACGATTGCCCCGTAGGCGCAGTGGCCCAGAACTGCACCGCATGAGGTGTGCGTGGGTGCGGGTCGATAAAGACTCGGATGGTATAATTATCCGGCGGAGCGTCATAGTCCTTCCACCCGTGTGGCAATTCAATCTGCACATGCTTCTCTTGGTCAAACTCCGAGTAAACGAGACCTTGAGAGTTCTTCGGCAACCCATAAATTCGACTAGCCCGTTCACTCTCCGAAAGCTGTTTAGCAAAAAGATCCACTTCTTTTCTATCAAGGGTCTGATTATCATAGCTCGACCCTGTCATGATCCAGCACTCGGGCTTTTTGTCCCAGGAAAACCCTTCTTCAAACTGACTCTTCATCATCTTAACCGGCAAGAAGAATTCATTAATCCACTGCTCAGCAATCGGCGTGCAGGTGAACCAAGCAGAGCCACCTGTGTCCATGAGTCCACGGCTAACCGCATTCCACATTCCCTCTGGAATCGGCTCATCCACATGAATCCAATCCCACTGCGAAGACTCAAGCCCCATTGGGTTAGCCATATACGACCGCACGGTGTCCAGTTCAATCGTGGAGATGGTTCCCCAGATATTCTTGACCTTAATCACTGAGACCTCACCGGCCTGATTCTTCACAATCTGCTCAATCCGATCCTTCGGTAAAAACGACATCAGCTTCCCAGTCTCCAGCGAGGTAAAGATTTCCCGCGCCTTGTCCCAGTCAGCAACTAGAATCACCCCTTTTGTTGCTCTCTTGGGAATCCCCAAATACCTATTCTGATCGGTTTCAGGTAGCCAGAGGCGGCCGCCGAGGGCGAAAGCACAGTCCTCAGCGGAGCCACAGGTAGACTTGCCGAAACGGTTGCCAGTGCGCAGGTAGCGGTATTTGTAATGTGCCGCGAGGTGGAACAGGTTTTGCTTAGGCTGTGGACGATAGGCGAAGAGTCCGTAGTTTTTACGGAGTTCAGCAAGTCGGCGGAGAGCTTTGAGGCGATCTTGCTGGTCGGGGTCAACAGGAGTCATAGGGTTAAAA